CCAAGTCTTACCCCTAGCATCATAGCAAGCTGTCCCATGAAGAGATAGTTGGTAGATTATCATTGTGGTTTAACGGGCCATGTAATGTCATGAGGAAATCCAGACTGTTCTGGTATTGCTAAAAGGGCGGCCCTGTACTGCACCCATTCCGTCTGTTTTTCTGAGGATAAATCAGCCCACCGCAACGGGTTTGTTACAACAGGGTCCACCTCAGTGGCGAGGAGATTGGAGCGTTGATCTCGAACGACTAGCGCCTGTTCTGCGTCCAATTCTGCTTGAGTTGGTGCAACGTAAGCTGCGAAGTCCGTACCAATCAGAGCCATGACTTTATCGTTGTTGATGGTCGTATCAGTATCACTAGGATCAAGTGTGTAAGGTATCCAGCCGTGTTTTGGGTGGTTAATCTCAACGTCCATACTAAGGTTGTCAGATGACTGTGATGCCGCGTTCCGGACTTCACTTATTTCAATTTCTCCAGTTGATACGGCTGCTGGAATGACTTCAGGCGGCACTCCTGCATTTTCCTCTTCTTCCATTTAGCTTATCCTTATAAATAATGTAGCAGAAACGCGATATGTCACGGTAGAAGCATTACCCATCGCTCTCCACGTACCTGATGGGGCAGAGCCGGAATTTACATCCATCGCAGTATTGTCAGAATAAGCATTGGTTGATTGAGAACCAGCGTATTTCAAAATGGAACCCGCATAGCTAGTACCAGACGTAATACTAGCAGCCGAATTGCGGCCCAGAAATGCGTAAGTTCCCACCGCCCCCAAAGTTGTGCTGCCACCAACCCCTGTCAGATTGGAACCGTCGCCAGTGAACGAGGTCGCCGTAATATTACCCGCATTGTTGATTGTCGCCTTTACAACATTGTTTGAGAGAAACTCAGTGCTATACATGTCAGTATGTCGAAGGCACCATTGGTGATCTTTATCTAGCAAGCCTATCTTATTATTGACATCTGCGTAGACTGCACCTCGCACAGTGCCAGCGTAAGTATCTCTGAACCTAATCCCATTTGCGCCAACGCCGCCCGCAACATTCCAAAAATCATTGTGGTCTGAGTAGAAATGCTGCAACGTGGCTTGGTTGTACATTCCCCTGCCGCTGGTATAGCTTCTAAACCAACTGTTACAATAAACATCATTAAAGGTTGGCGTCATAATAGTGCTCAAAGTTGGCGTGCCGCTAGTGCCGCCACCGGTCATATTTGTTCCAGCAGTTACGCCCGTGATGTCACCAACGTTTGCCGTCGCGCCGGTCGCTATGGTATCCAGTTTGGTGCCATCAGTTGATACGTTACGGCCATCTACAGTGCCACTTACGACTATGTTGTTTGTAGTTGTGATAACCCCACTGGTCCAAATGCCAGTTCCAATCGCGGACTTCGTAACGCCGTTTTCCACAAATAATGCCTGATGGCTCAATCCAGACTTTGACTGCCCTCCAACATTTGTATGAGTGTAAGATATACCGTACAAGTTACTAAGGCCGGTACCGTTTGCGTCCTGTTTATATGCGTTACCCATAGACCACACAGCTTGGTATCTTGTCGCTGAATACACTCCAACATTGCCAATTCCGTAGTTACTAACAAGCGTGTTGCCAGTCATCGTGCCGCCAGCAGTAGCAAGAAATGCGCCTGTCGCTGCGGGTTCACCCTTTTGGCCTTTAGCGCCAGTAGAACCAGTACCTCCACCAGAGCCAGTTTGACCCTTTTGACCCTTTTGTCCTACTTCACCCTTTTGTCCTTTAGCACCTTGAATACCTTGTGACCCAGTGTTACCAGTCTGACCCTTTTGTCCTTTAGCGCCAGTAGAACCACCGCCGCCAGTCTGACCCTTTTGACCTTTAGCTCCAGTACCTCCAGTACCACCTTGAATACCTTGAATACCTTGAATACCTTGTTGTCCCTTTTGTCCCTTTTGTCCTACTTCACCCTTTTGGCCCTTAGCTCCTGTAGACCCATTAGTACCATTAGTACCGGGCTGTCCCTTTTGTCCTTTAGCACCTTGAATACCTTGTGACCCAGTGTTACCCGCGACACCTTGAATACCTTGTGACCCAGTGTTACCAGTCTGACCCTTTTGACCTACTTCACCCTTTTGTCCTTTAGCACCTTGAATACCTTGAATACCTTGTGACCCAGTTTGTCCCTTTTGTCCTACTTCACCCTTTTGGCCCTTAGCTCCTGTAGACCCATTAGTACCAGCAGAGCCAGTAGCACCTGTAGCACCTTGAATACCTTGAATACCTTGAATACCTTGTGACCCAGTTTGTCCCTTTTGACCTACTTCGCCCTTTTGTCCTTTAGCACCTGTAGTACCAGTAAGACCAGTAGCGCCAACTTCACCCTTCTGGCCTTTTGTGCCTTGTAGAGCGGCGGCGGTAATAGTAGCTGTACCCCAAGTGGAACCAGAACCATCGTAAATAGCAACAAGATCACTAGAAGCGGGAGAAGCAATGGTACTAAGACCAGTAAGAGCCGCAGGTAGTGCAGCGGATGTTACATCAGCATTAGAAGAAATATTATCTAGCTTTGTACCATCGGATGATACATTTCTACCATCAACAAGAACTACGTTAGTTACGTTTCTATTGTCGTCTATTACTTCTGTGCCGTTTACTCTAATTGCCATCTTCGTGTACCCACTATTAGCTTATTATTATTATTATGTGATAGTTTGGTCAGCTTGGACTTCATTAGTTACCGACATAGTTCCGCTACTGTCTAGTTTAAACTTATTAGCCCCCTGATAGGAAAAGTACAGAGACCCGCCAGTTTCAGTTATAGCCCAGTCACCTAAATCTACGATAGTAGCATTAAGAGTACCAGTCATTGTCCCGCCCGATTTAGGCAAAGCATTATCCGCAGTAGTACCTTGTGTAGCTGTGGCATAGTCCGTACTATCAAACGCTTTTACTTCAGCAAGGTTAGTAATTTCACTATCCATAACAGCACCAGCGGATGTTACATTAGTTGTATCTGTTACATCTGCTCCGTCTTCTACATTTAACGCAGTTAGTAGTGAGCTTTTAGTTATAGTACCGATTAAACCTACAACTGATTGAACTGAATCTGTATTGTCGTGCTTAGACCAATTACCTGCAAAAACAGTGGTGGAGGCGTTATCTGTAATTGCAACAAGGTTATCGCCAACATGAAAAGCAACACTATTAACAGTTCCCGCGACAGAGACATAATAGAACCAACCAATTTGTGCGCCCGAAGGAAAACTGCCAGAAGATGCGTCCCAATCACCTTTATATACCATACCATTAGCAAGAGCCGCGATGTCAGTTTCCATTTCATCGAGGTCAACTGCCTGTGTAACAGAGATAAAATCTAACTTAGTACCATCTACGGATAAATCACGTCCATCTACAGTTTCAGAACCAGACATAGTAATGTTGCCTGTCATTTGCCCACCAGCTTTAGGTAAAGCGTTGTCTGCTGTAACTCCATCAGTCTCTACATCACGTCCGTCTACTGTGCCTCCAGACAAGTTTAAATTACCACTTGCATCTAGGTAAGTCGCTTTAGAGGAAGGCTGCGTGACAAATATAAACTTCTCGCCAGCACTCCAATTTACTGCACTGTTACTGTTTGAAGAGGATAGAATAGTTGTACGTGCCAAAGTGGTTCCAGAGGCAGTGTACGTACCAATACCTACTTCCCAATTACCAAGTACGTTGGTAACGGAGTAGTAAGTAGTGTTGCCATCCCCGATTGCGCTAAACGCTTGAAAACCAGCTTCGGCACCTGCTAAAGTGTAAGTACCAGTACCAGTAGTTGTAGTGGTTTCCTTTACACGATCTTTAACTACAAGTGCCATAGTTTATTCCTTACGTTGGATCAGGGATACCAATATCAAATGTGGCAAGAGTAAATGTGTTGCCATTTGTTACAGACTGTGACGCTGTAAGTGCTGCTGTAGCCAACAAACGAGAGTTGCCTGTATCAACAAGAGCGTAGTGGGTAACAGTGCCAGTGCCAGATATTGTACCATCTGCAATAGACGCTACTGTAACCTTTCGTCCACCACCAGTACGGTCAGTGGGTGCTGCAATCGACAAAGAAGTGGATAAACCAAGAGTATATGTAGTCACGGCTTCTGTGTATGTTGTAGCCTCTGCTGAGGTTACGTGTACTGCGTTAGCTTCCAGATCAAGGACCGAAAGTCCCTCATCAAATACGCGATCATTAAGATATGCCATTATTCAGTTTCCTGTGTTTCGGGAGCTAGAAGCTCCTCTATTTCTGTAGCCCCATCAGGGTCATAATTTAGTTCAGCAATATCCATAAGGTTTTGTATAACCTCTGGATGACTACTAACGTTAATATCTGCGCCGTTAAGGTTACGCAGAAACCCTGCAATCTCACGTAGATCGTGAGGTGCCACATCACCAGCTTTAATCGTGGGCATAAGTGAATAGTCCAGACCGTTCAACTGCCAAAGCCTTTCGACTAGCTGCTTGTTAAGTACATCAACAATCTGCTGGATGTAACTCTCAAGAGCGCGTAGGAACAGGTCTGTCTTGCTCTTAGAAAGGGCGTAGGAACCACCCTGACTGCCAAGCATTAGGAACTCAGATAAGACGCTTCTAGCGATGTCGTGTTGATAACGACGAACGATAGGGTCAATGTCAATGTTCCTAGAACCACTAGAAGACATAAGCTCTACATCAACCAACCTGATATTAGTTGGACTTCCATCCTTATCAGGGTAGGTATCAGAAGGTGTTATGATGTAACCTTGTTCATTAAACTTAACGTCACGAAGTATTTGCTCTAAGTTGTTTCTGAATGATGCCTGTTGAGGAGTAGCATCAGACGCTAGGTACTCAGAGGGAATACGAGCAACAGGAATACCTGCAAGCTCTCTCTCGATTGCAATAGCTTCGATAGCTTGTATATTATTTAGATACTCATATGAAACATAAGCATTACGTAAGATAGAGCGACCAGAGGGGTCTCCGTTAAGAGAGGTAGTTCTGTAGTACAAACTCTTCCTAGAAGGAATATAGTGAGAACCAGTGGCGTACCCTACGTCTTGGTACATACCATTAACATCACCAGTCTTAACGTCCACATCAAACCTAGATACTGTCCAAGGCGCTCTCTGAGCGATCTTACGGATGCCCATGCGTCCGTCAGTGTATTTAGATCGTTTCTTCTCATTAGTCTGGTTAGGTCCAACACGCCTTTTGTATACGACCTCAAACCAAGCAAAACCATACGACAGGCAGCTAAGAGCTTCCGCGACATGATCATCCAAGGTGTGATCCATATCATCAAGGACACTCTGAACGAAGTCAGCCTCTGCTTGAGCTTCTGGTGTGTCATTGCAGGCATACACTTTAAGGTCTACATCACGTAGTACCTGTTCTGTAGCATACATAACTGCGCCAATAGTGCTATCGTTGTCTCGCATCTCACGAAACTTACGAATAGCCTTCTTACCTCTAAGTTCGGGGAGAAACTCATCCGCACGGATTTGTCCATTCTGTGTATTACTTCCAGCGACACCAAGGGTAGCCGTGGATTCCGTGGGTGAAAGTTTCTTTACCATTTTACTTCAAGCCTTTAGCGTTGCTGTATGCCAGAACTAACTGTGGTTTTGCATACCCATTCAATGAGAGGTCCGTTATAGCCCATACCATAGCATCAAGACGGTCCGGTGAGCCTGTGGACCCTAAAGGTTCCCACTGTACCATCTGATCCTCTAAATCGTTTAGTCCTCTAACGTGCTTGACTTTCCCTTGCTCATAGAGCGCAGAGACAGGTTCAGCCCGTGCCATCTTACCCCTACTTGCATGTACGAGTTTCACAGGCACGGCTTCGTCTTCGGTATGCAGAGTGTGTCGGACCATATCACCACCTTGGTTCTTCTCCGCAACGATACGGTCAGCCATGTGCTTATGATACAGTTCAATGGCTTTAGAAGCCCATTGTTGAGGTGTGTAACGTCCCGTGTGATCTTCTAGGACGTATGCTATCCCGTTTACGTCTATTCCCGCGACAACAATACCAGTCATGTCGCTCTCAGCGTTAGAACTAATGGCAGGGTCAATAGACACAATAATGCGCGACAGTTGAGGAACATCGTCCTTGTCCATCTCACACTTATGTAACAGGTTTCTATTCCAAAGCGCACCTGACGCTTCGTCTAACACTTCTGCATATAACTCTTGCCTACCAAGACGTGTACCTTCATAGGTCTTTCTAACAGCTTCAATAAATGATCCAGCTAAGTTAGCTGAGTTATCAAACGTGCTACCTTTACTGACTACTGTATTTTCGTCAGCAATGATGCCTCTAAGAAGCTTAGTTGTTTTAGGGGTTGTTGTTATAAAGACCTGTGGCTTACGTCCCAGACGTAGCCCGAACATCATCATGTCCCAAGTCTCTTGAGCATTTCTCCAAGCACACAACTCGTCAGTCCAAGCACTGAATGCCTGTGGGCCACGAAGTCGCTCAGGGTCTTCTGCTGAGAAGAATACAGCCTTAGCCTCATTCTCCCATGTTAATGTGTTATTAGTTGGTGACCATACGGGAAATCCTAAGTGTTTACCACGATAGGTCTTATCACCCTTCCAGCAGACATTAAGTAGTCCACTGTCGCCTTCTACCATAACTCGTCTCACGTCCCCTTTAGTGGGCGCGACACAATGTACAATCTTATCACCCTTCTTAATCCGGTGACGTACCCATTCAGCACCAGCACGAGTTTTACCCCAACCACGACCAGCTAAGGCTAACCATACTGACCACTCACCTTTAGGCTCTATTTGTTCAGGCCTAGCCCAAAAGTCCCAATTGTATCTTAGCTCCTCTGACTTAGTAGGGCCAAGCTTACGTAGTATCTCTGCAACCTCACTATTGGGTAGTGATCTAAGATCGTCAGCAGTTACACTCACCCTCTTTGCCGCAGGTACAGATTTTACTTTCATCGGGGTCTAAGTTCTTTCCTAATAGACCCATCAAACTGTCAATAGCACTCTCGTCTATATCTGGGTCGGTGTCCTGTTCTACCTCATTAAGAGTACTATTAGGAGACCAACCTCCCTTAGAACGTAAGTAGAACTCTTGTGACTTGAAGTCACCATCAAGAGCTTGCTTTAAAACTTGAGAACCAACAGCTCCTACAATCTGAGCTTTAGTCTCTGAGATTAACTCCCCATACAACTTATAAAAGGTAGCTGTACTAGAAGGGGCATTTTGATACTTCTGGATAGACCCTAAAATATCTCTTACCAGAACACCATTCTTGGTGCCAGCGACAACTCTTTTAGCGATCACCTCACTATATGGTATTGCTTGATTAGTCATATTATCTCTTCCAGTTAAGCTTAAGTTTTATAGCGACAAATAACAAGGTTAGTTCCCACATCGGCATGACCATCTCTTTTTGTAACTATACAATCTGGAAGGGTTCGTCATGGTTGTGGGAATGCTAATAAAGCTACTATAGTATATACTAAAGTCTCATCACACTATGTAGACAATGTAGAAAAAGAAATAAAGTTCTAAAGTTAGAAACTATAGTAGCAACCCTTACTATTGTATAACGTCGGTTTTTACTAAAGTGTGAGATTCTTTTTTGCCTCTTTTTCTTATGTCGTTGACAACTAATGATTCTTTTATTTACTCCTAATGTTTGTCGCGGGTTAACCTTCACGCAGAGAAAGTATGAGACGCGCCGGCCACCTTCTTATTAGCCTGAGACAAATTGTCACACCCCCTAACTAAATAGTATTTTTTTTATGTTGGAAATATAAGTGGTTACGCCCACGGGCGCGAATCGGTCGCCCTGATTCGGAGGGTCCCAAAGTGATTCGCAAGGTGATTCGGGTGATTCGTGATCGAATGTTTCAATACTGTAACAATTCGTGATAAGGGCTTGACAAATGTATTTTAATGCGCTCGGCGAGGCGAATCGCTACAACCTGCAATATAGTTTAACGTTGAACCATTATTGAAAACCATATCAACGCTTAACCATATCGGATCGTATACCATTGTGCACAAATAACAAACGTTGACTCCCTTCCTATGACTCAAAGTCAAACCCATGGCGCGAAATCTATACCCAAATATAAATACTAAGCCACACCCATGACAGCACGACGGCCAAATTGATTGCCCACAATAGGGCATTGCATATGCGCGACAACATCACATGACTCCCATTAGGACAAGCGCGCTTGTTAGCGTATTGCGTTCGCATTCTGAGCATGTACAATCTTCTGCGTCTGGCTCGAGTTCCTCACTGTAACCGCAATAGGTGCACAATGCAGGACATACGCTATCCAATAGGCACGACTCAACCATGTCATGTCGATCAGCAAAGCCGTGGCATAGTGCGAGTACATCCAAGCCCAGCGCGCCACTATGTGACATATTATTAAGCGTTGACATAGTTTGACTCCTTCACCTTGCGAGCGCTTGTACCATGCGCGACAATGGCAATATTTTTGGCGTTGATGCCAGCGCCAGAACACAACAAGCATTTATCGCATGTTGAACGCCTGCCCGCTTCTACACTGGCTGGGCACAATACTTCCTTTCCCTTGATAAGCTTGTCTAGACTTGATATGACTCTGAATGTTCTCTCTTTACGTTGCCAAGCTGCGATCGCTTGTGTGGGACTATCAACGCTACTCATAATCTTATCGGGCATTGGATTCACTTTACCATGCGTGTAGGCCGTATGGCCTGTGGATTCTGAGATAAGGGATTCCCATATGTGACTGGGACAAGCTGCAGGATCGCCATAAGAGCCGAGTCTCACTTGTTTACCACGTCCTAAGCTTGCAATAGCGTCATGCCCCTGAACGGCCCCATAAGCGCCACGTTTAAGCGCTTTATATTTACCTAGTGGCGCGTGGTGCAAAGTGACATAGCAACTTCGATTCGTCGCTTGTCCCTTTGTGTTATTGTTAGGGATTCCCATATGGACACAATCGCCACAAATGCTTGAATCAGCCCCTGTCCTATTCGCTTGCATTGGGTCCATCCCAGAATCATCGAGTATGAAAGTCTGGACCATTGCCCCAGTCTTAACGTTAATGCTGGAATCTTGGACTAGCACCACGATTGCCGCACCATTAAATAGGCTTGGACCCCTATAGACTATTTTTGTTCCCTTAATCACATTATTAGCCATTGTCTTACCCTTCCCAGTCTTTATAGTCGCCCAACTCTTCATTTTCTTCCCAACCGTCGCAGTATGCTTGCCAGCGCGATGAGTCGCCAATCTTGGTCACTTCCACCTTATCGCCTTTTTTGTCGCGATAGTGGGCGAAAAATTGCCTCCTGTAATAGGAATCAGCTTCGCCACATTGCCTTGCAGTCACTTCCATTCCTGAAGGGAATCCGCCTTCACATGCAAGTTCAAACGAAGCTTTGGCGGACATCAAATGATACTCGCGCGCGGCCCCCTCTTTATAGTGGGAAACTACCAGAGATTCATAGGCTGATCTCAAATGG